TGTCGAAGTGGCTGAACTTAAGCTAAAAGGGATCATGGAAGACTGGGTGGAATATCTTCGTGTCCAGATCTCGGACAATGATTTACTTGCCCACCAAGTGAGGAAAAAGGACAAGAGCTTAAAAGGCTGCATAGCTGCATTGCTTAAATGGTCTTTTAAGAATCAAGTTCCGGTAGATAAGGAAATATTAAAAGCAGCAGGAGTGACAGCAGGAAGGGTGACACTTGGTATCCCTGCAATGGGTAAAGCAAAAGAAATCATCAGAAATTACTACTTGGGAGGCGGGAAGAGATGAAAAAGAAAGCGATAGAGAAGATACCCTACCAGACAGCAGAAAAAGCATCTAAAAAATATACCCATGTGGCAGTGGTATTTACACGGGAAATATGCGGGATTTCGCATCTTTTTGTAGAGATATACGAAAATAAAAAAGGCTCTCTTTCGGTACCGTATATCAGGATGGTTTTCACAAAGCATGACTGGGGTTTTTATTTTCCACCGAATGATCATTGGAGAGCGTGCGGTATTGAAGAAACTTACATCGAGCAAAGGAAAGTATATATATCAGAAAAAGCGATGGACGAGACATGGGACTTTACGAAAGAAAGAGGTCAGGGCGAAAGAAAGAATAATTTATGGACGAGTGATTTAAGGTATCTGATACATAAAATAAAAAATGAACGGAGAGAGCGGCAAAGAGAGACAAGGCAGAAACGTCTGGATGAGCGGATTGCGAATCTTCCGCAAGAACCGGTAAGTTTAAAAGAATGGGCAGATGACAGATTATTTTATCGCGCACACCGTCTGTACTATAAACGTCATGGCCGCTATGCAGATGTGTACTGCACTGCCTGTAAAAAGGACTACACAAGAGCAACACAGCCAGGAGAGGGTTTTGAGGCACAGTTTGAACCAGTCATCCCTACTCCGAAAGAGGGAAAACAGGGAACCTGCCAATTATGTCATGCAGTTGGAATATACCGGGCAAAAGGACGAAAGATCAGTATAGGCACTCCAGAACGATTGAAGAAATATTTTTTTATAGCCCAGAAATATAAGAAAACAGGAGTGGTATTAAGATATTATCTAGCTGAAAAGGGATTTAATTTGATTGTGAATGAACAATACGAAGAAGCGAGAGAAGAGATAGCTATTACAGAAATTTCAAGAGAATTTTTTGAAGAAGACAAAAAGCCGCAAAGAGATTTTCATGTATACGATGGATGGGAAGGGAAAAATAAATGGATTGATTGTAATCTACAGGGTTATGACGGTATAGAAATTTTTGACGGTGCTATTCACCCTGAAAGTTATAAAAATCTAAAAGGCACGATCCTACAATATTCGGAAGCAAAAGAATTTTCAAAAAGGTACAGCTCATTTAATCTGTTCCAATATATGGAAAGATACAAAGAGTATCCACAAATGGAAGTACTCTTAAAAATGGGGCTTTATAAAATTGTTAGAAACATGGTATTGGGAGAATGCGGAATAATTGCTGATAAAACAGCAAAGAAGCCAGCGGATTTCTTTGGGATTTATCCAGAGAGGGTAAAAAGCCTGAAAAGGAAGGAAGGCGACATACAATACCTAAAAGTGTATCAGAAAGAAAAGAGGCTTGATAAAAGATTTACGGAACGGCAGGTGGAAGCAGTTAAAGTTTGTCAGTTAGAGCAATATTTAAATGCAGACATTTTTAACTATACGGGTCTTGACCGCCTGATCAACAATATAGAACGCTATGCTGGTTGCAAAGCAGTAGAAAGCGATTGTACTACACAGGAATTACACCTTGAAGTAGTCGCAAGAAAATACATTGATTACATAAAAATGCGTAAAGAGCAAGGATACGATTTACATAATTCGGTTTATCTTTTCCCACGAAGTTTAGATGTAGCACATGATGCACTACTCGAAGAAATCAATAAAGATAAGATTGAAAAACGAAAAGCAGAAATTCTTTTAAGATATCCAGACATTGAAAAGAACTACAGAAAATTATGTTATCGATATTCGTGCCAGACAGAAGACTATCTTATCAGACCGGCCAGAAGTGCAGTAGAGATTATGAGAGAAGGCCGTATCCTTCATCACTGTGTAGGCAGTGACAACTATTTGGATAAACACAATAGAGGAGTAAGCTATATCTTATTTCTTCGCAGACGGACGAAGCCGGAAGAACCATATATCACGATAGAGATTAAAGACGAACATGTTGTTCAGTGGTACGGAGCATACGACAAGAAACCAGATGCGACAATTATCGCAGAACTATTGAGGCAATATACAAAGAAACTTAAAACAAGAATAGATCAGCAGGCACTGGCAGCGGCAGTATAGGAGGCAACATGGAATATAAACAAATGACACTCGCAGAGTGGCTAGATATCAAACAGAAATTAAAAGAGAACATCTCGTCCGCAAAGGACAAGCTAAACGGATTGAAGAAAGATTTTGTCCGTATCGGCTACCTCTTGCGCAAAATAGATGATAACGAATTATACAAGCAAGATGGCTATAAAAGCATCGCAGAATTTGCTAAAGCAGAATGCGGCTTATCTCCATCAGATACAACAAGATTCATTCAGATAAACAAAAAATATTCCATAGGCGGCAATTCTGAAGAACTCCGGCCGGAATTTTTAGAATATGGCCAAAGTAAGCTTGCAGCCATGTTAGCTCTTCCTGATGCCGAC